ATTTTATTACCTGATAAACTGGTGGAAGAGGGTCAGATATCCACGCAAGTGGGTTATGTTTTAAAAGTTGGGTCTTTGGCCTATAGAGATAAAGAGAAATTTCCTGCAGGCGCTTGGTGTGCAGAAAAAGATTGGGTAATGTTTGCCCGATACGCTGGTTCACGTTTTAAAATAGATGGCGGAGAAGTCAGAATTTTAAATGACGATGAAATATTAGCGAAAATTATGGACCCTGAAGACATTTTACATTATTAAGAGGTAGATATGAGTGGAAAAGAAGCACAAGCTGAACTAGACTTAGACATAGGGGATAACGATGGCCCAGATATTGAAGTCACTATCGAAGAACCGATTCAAGATGCTGCGGATGGAGTGGAGATTAGCTCTACAGAAGCGGATGATGAGTTTAAAAAAAGTGAGAACCAAACTCAAAAAAGAATTAATCGTCTTACCAAGAAAATGCGCGAAGCTGAGAAAAGCGCTGAAGAGGCTACTCGGTTTGCACAATTAAAAGCTAAAGAAAACCAAGATTTATCTCAAAGACTTAATCAAATGGATAATAGCTACGTTGACCAATATAGCGGTCGTGTAGAATCAGAATTGTCCCAAACTGAAGCGTCTTTAAGAAGCGCTATGGAAATAGGTGACACCGAAGCAGCTGTTACGGCTCAAAGAAGAATGACACAGTTAGCGGTCGAAGCGGACAGAGCAGCTCAGGCCAAAGCGGCTAACGAGAGAAGACAACAACAGCCCGTACAACAGCCACAGCAACGATCACAGCCACAAGCTCCTGCCAGACCAGATCCTAAAGCGGAAAACTGGGCGCAGAAGAATGATTGGTTTGGTGAAGATAGTGCCATGACTTATGCAGCCTTTGGAATACATAAAGAAATTGTAGAACAAGAAGGTATTGACCCGAAGAGTGATGAGTACTACAATACATTAGATAAACGAATGCAGGAAGAGTTTCCTCATAAGTTTAAAGACGGAACTCAGAGTAGGCGGCCCGCCCAGACGGTTGCTTCTGTAAATAGGTCCGCAGGCACTGGGCGCAGTAGTGGGAATAAGGTTAGGTTAACTCAAAGGCAAGTCGCTATGGCGAAAAAACTTGGAGTTAGTTTAGAACAATACGCAAAATACGTTAAGGATTAAAATAATGGAAAAACAAGACGAACTGTTTGAAGGTTCTATTAAAAGAACTCCTCGCGCAACACAGACAAGAGAGAAGGCGGCACAGCGTAAGCCGTGGGCTCCACCATCCATGCTGGATGCACCACCCGCACCAGATGGCTTTAAACATCGATGGATACGAGCGGAAACTCGTGGTTTCAATGATACCAAGAATGTTTCTGCAAAAATGAGAGAAGGTTGGGAGCTCGTAAGAGCTGACGAATATCCAGATTTTGAAGCCCCAGTTGTCGATTCGGGTAAATATGAAGGTGTTTTCGGAGTAGGTGGGTTAGTTTTAGCTCGTATGCCTGAAGAAACGATTGCAGAAAGAACCGCTTACTTTAATGGAAGAAAGCAGGACCAAATGCAAGCCGTTGATCAAGACATGATGAGGGAAAACGCACATTCAACCATGACGATTTCTAAAGCGGATCGTCAATCTCGTGTAACCTTTGGCGGTCCTAAAAAATAGGATGGCCCCATTTTTGGAGTAAAATAAATGGCTAATAATCTAACTGCCGGATACGGTCTTAGACCTATCGGTAAAGTCGGGGGCAACGTTAATAACAATGCCACCACGCAGTATGAGATTGCAAACGATTACACTACAGCTATATTCAACGGCGGAATAGTAGTTCCTATTGCTACAGGAACTATTATAATATCGGATTCTGCGATATCTCCTTTGGGTGTACTAGGTGGTGTAGAGTATGTAGACTCAGTAACTGGTAAACCAACATTCCTTAACCACTGGCCGGGATCTAATAGCGTAAGCGTAAACACAGCTTTTCCTGTGAAAGCGTTTGTTTTTGATGATCCTATGCAACTTTTCGTAGTTGCAGCCGATGGCACAAATACCAGTAGAGCTGTTGCTCGTGCGGATATTTTTGCTAACTGCGACATGGCAAGTGTAAATAATGGAACTACATCCACTGGTAGATCCAGTGATATGCTAGACATTAGTTCAGGAGCTCTTACTAACACCTTAGATGTAAGGATCGTAGGACTTTACGAAGATGATGCTAATTCAGATTATACTGCATTAGGGCATCAGTACATTGTAAGGTTAAATGGTCACTTCAATCTTAACACAAGCGCGGCGGTTGGTACCTTCGCTACAACAGGAATATAGGAAGGGGTAGAAAATGGCTATTTCAAGAGCACAACTAGCTAAAGAGCTAGAACCTGGACTTAACGCCCTGTTTGGTCTAGAGTACGATCGTTATGAGAACGAGCATTCTGAGATTTTTGATGAAGAATCTTCAGATAGAGCGTTTGAAGAAGAAGTAATGTTAGCAGGCTTTTCAACTGCACCGTCTAAATCAGAAGGTGGAGCGATTAGCTTTGATGACGCACAAGAAACGTTTACTGCAAGATACTCACACGAGACTATTGCATTAGCATTCTCAATTACTGAGGAAGCTATTGAGGATAACTTGTATGATCGTTTAGCAGGTCGTTATACAAAAGCATTGGCACGATCAATGGCGCAGACAAAGCAAATTAAAGCTGCTGCTATCTTGAACAATGCTTTTACTGCAGGAGCTTCTGCAGGTGGCGATGGCGTTTCATTATTAAGCTCTTCTCATCCAACTATCAATGGTACTCAAAGTAACTTGTTAACTGTAGCGGCGGACTTAAACGAGACTTCGCTTGAGCAGTCTTTGATTGACATTGCTGGTTTTCAGGATGAACGTGGCTTAAAAATTGCTGTACGCGGTATGAAATTGATAATTCCAAAAGAGTTACAATTTGTTGCTGAAAGAGTATTGAACAGTAATTTAAGAGTTGGAACTGCAGATAATGATCCAAACGCTATTAAGAACATGGGTATGGTACCGGAAGGCGCGGTAGTAAACCATTTCTTAACAGATACAGATGCTTTCTTTATCAAAACAGACGCTCCAAACGGTCTTAAGCATTTTAACCGTGCGGCTATTAAAACAGCTATGGAAGGTGACTTTGACACTGGAAACATGCGTTTTAAAGCAAGAGAAAGATACAGCTTCGGTTTCTCTGACTGGAGATGTCTATTCGGAACACCTGGTGCGGCATAGCCTCCAAGCAAATTATTGCATCAGTTTTAAGGGCGGCACTTGCCGCCCTTCTTTTTTTGTGTATAATATAATTAATACCTTGACAGTTACATGGTGTAACTGACTTTTGCCACGACAAGGAGATTCAAATGGCTACTACAACTTTTAAAGGCACCGTCCGAGCTGAAGGCGGATTGTCTGTTATTACGACTGCCGCTACTACTGGTGCGGAAACAACCCATACTTCAATATCTGCAACAACAGGAAACACTTCAATTGGCGGCACTACTGCACTTCAAGGTGCTTTAACACGACTCACCCCAGAAAACATCATAGATTGGGATTACATCTCATGCCCAACTCCTATTGTTGGAACGCTCACAGGAGCAGGTGGTGCTGATGGAGTTATGGCTGATGGCGAATTATTTAGTATGCTTTTCCCCGGAAAAAACGGTCAAGTAACACAGGTTCAAGGTAGCATGATTGCCGCTCATACCGTTGCTGCAAGTGGTTTTATGGTAGAAGGCACTATTCCAGCCGTTGATACAAATGGTACAGCAGCAGGTTTAAACCTACAAGGTGATGCTGCAACAGCAGACAACACAGGTATGGAACTTATCTTTGGTGGAACACAGCATGGTGGTGGTGCTTCATGTACTATTGGAACACATGGAATGGTTTTTGATGCAACATTTAACAGTGTTGACTTTACTGACCAAGATTGTGTTGCAATCGGATTTAGAAAAGCAGAAGAGTTTCAAACAGGACACCAAGCTATCATAGCAGCAGCATCAGGTGATGCTGTTTATACAGACTATGTAGCTTTTGGCGTATTGTCACCCGATGATGTTCAAATATCAACTAGACTTAATGATGGTACAACAGCACATGTGGACTCAACTCAAGCAACGGCAGCAAGTGGTAATCATAGATTCCAAGTTACGGTAACTTCTGCTGGTGTTGTAACATTCGCTCACATCGGTGCTGCTGTTATGAGTGCAGGTACTTTAGCTGCACCAAGCACAACAAAAGCATTTACTTTTGACGATGGTGATGTGGTGGTTCCTTATTTAAGTATTTTAAGTACAAACGCAGATTCTGCAATACACTTAAAAGCTATTAAAATAACTCGTACACCTGGAATTAGTTACACAGACTAATATCTAACTATATAGTGGGGTTTCGGCCCCACCTTTTTATAAGGAGATTAATATGGCAGGTTTATCAGATGTACGGGCTCTAACTATAAGTGATGAGAACGCAGCAGATGCAGATAGATTAGTTACTGCAGCTAGACCTAATACAGCCGCAACAATGGCAAATACTACATTTGCTGGAGGAGCCGCAAGGAACGTAACAGTAACTACAGCTGGTACTGGCGATAATGCTAAAACAAACACTATTGTTGGAACGGATGTTTTTGGTGATGCCTTAACAGAAGTTATTACATCTACTGGTTCTGCTGAAGCTGTAGCAGGCGAAAGTTTATTCTTAACAGTCACATCAGTTACTAGCTCTGCACAGTTTGCG